CTTCCTTGTTTTCTTGGCAGTCTTTGCAGATCGCCGAAAGTCTGCGTCAGTAGGTGCTCCCTTGTCGCCCTTCTTTCGCATCTTTTTTCCTGCCTTCTTCTTCGCATTGATGTTGGCGTAAAGCCCACGCTTAGCCATGGCTTTCCTTTCAAACCCTAGATTGGTGAATACTCACGGCATCGAGCAGGGCGTTTTTACTGGCAAAGCCTGCGCCCTCGATTGCGCCGTGCATTCGGACCGCCAAATTATTAATGGGCACAGCAGCCTCAAGTGTTTTCACATGATGCCCGTCGATGTACAGCGAGGCGGACAGATTGGCGGCCGATGTCATCTGGAGCCGGATGGTGTAGTCATGAAACCTGTCGTAGTAACTGTACCCTTCAGGAGCAAGGGCCTCGGTATTGCTTCCTGATCCGTCTCCGGCAGCATACACATCCTCGTTGTCAGTCCAGACTACGGCCGATGCGGGAATTCCAGCGTCTGTGACATTAGACAACAGCCTGAAAACCATGTAGGAATAATCTGTTACAACCCCATCGATTGTTACTGTCTTTTTCCTTACCCAAATCTGCACACCAATCGTGCTGTTGCTTCCGCCATTAGTTGGGTTAGAGGCATTTTCGTTTGCGACCATCAGTTGCCATCGGCCCTCTTCTTCAGCTATCGGAGCCGGAGCCTTGTACCGCCAACTCAGCATGGCAGGGTCAGACCTGCCTGACAGCCCACTGTACCTCACTGCAATGTTGTCTACTGCCCCAACTTCCATCTTGGCGTAGTTGCCATTCCCGGTCGTTTGGATTCTGAATTGGCCCGAAAGGCCATCGACCAGACCATGGGTTCCCGACCCATCAACAAGCCCATCGCCGTAAAGATCGTCGAAGCAGGTTGAGTAATTCTCCGGATCAATGTTTCCGCTGAGCTGGCTGCCCTCAACGGGCGACATTGCAGCAGTGGCAATAACTTGTACGGCAGATGTGATTCCGCTACTCATGATTTATCCTCTCAAACTCGCGGCATCGAAACCGAAGCCCAGTCAACAGTTGCATATTGCGTTTGCACATCTCCGCTGTCAGACCACATTGCAAACATCAGCGGATTAAGCAGCAACTGGGACTCAGGCGTGCTGACAAGCGTGTAGACTTTTTTACCGTCAACAAACCAGCTGCAAGTGTTGGTTCCGTTTTGTCTGATTAACTCAACGCCATACACATGAAAGTCTGTTGCCGCATAATCAGACGGAAGCTGCGAGCCAGCCACCAGATCGACAACCCCGGGATCAGTTGTTGCATCATCGAACGAAATCGTCAAGGCGTTCGTGTCGTGGTTTCGCAGGCGGAAACCAAAGTTGTCTGAAGCCGCACCGATTGTGCTCGCCATTTCATCAGTCATGCCGATGTTAAAATAATCGGTCGAAGCAGAGCCTGTCACCTTGAGTCTTGCAGCAAAGGAAATTGCAGAGTTTTCCGTTTGGACAAATATATCTTTGGTCGCCAGCTTTGAGGCACCCGCCCCGCTAACGCTCTGCTTCGCCAAGCCGCACGCACCGTCAATCAAAGGAAAGCTGGAGGTGGTGGAAAAATGCTCAAGAGAATAAAAGTCAGTGAAGAATGCCGAGCCTCGCTCGGTTGAAGTGTCGCCAGCATTGAACCCAAAGGGTGTTGCTGACTGTGCCCCACGGCCAAGTGTAACGATGGTAGACATGAAAACCCCTTTGGTAAATGGCCCGCACGGGGTTGAGTCCCGTGCGGGCCTTGAATTATCTGATCAATCAGGAAGGCCGAGGCCCACTGAATGAAAGCCAATCGAAAGTAGCCAAGGATGTTTCAGCACCTTGGTAGCACATCCACTTGTGTGCAGGCATTGCTGCCCCACTTCCAACCACTTCCTTGATCAACTTTCCGTCAACGTAGAAAGCGGCCCGGTTCCGATCAACGCCGCCTTGGCTGTCACGGGTCAGCTCAACACCATAGGTATGGTAGTTGGTGCTGTCGTAGCCATCAGGAAGTCCAGCAGTAGTAATGACAGTTGTGCCGTCAGTGGTAGCGTCATCAAACTCTACACTAACGGTGTCATCTGCAACAGCTGTAGCCTGAGTGATAGTGAAGCCAAGACGAGTCGTTTGGCCGCTCAGTGCAGCATTGCTTGCGGGAGCCATTCCGAACCCGGCAATATCGCCATTGGTTCTCGCTGACATCTTGAATCGACAAGCGAATGACATGGTGCTGTCAAGTGCACCAGTATAAATCTTGTCAGTACCGCAGTGGCTTGCGTCAGCCCCAGAACTATTCTGAAGAACACCGCCGTCGCCATCAACGAGAGCAAAGTCTGTACCAACAGCAATTGGCCCAAGCTCATAAAAGTCAGTGAAGAATGCTGACCCACGGTCTGCGTCTTTCTGACCCGAATTAAAACCGAATGGCGTCCCGGACTGGGCACCTCGGTTCACGGTAACAATAGAAGCCATAATTTAGTTCCTTTCAGATCAGGCGAATACGACCGGACCAGCAGTGACGAGTGCGTTACGGCGACGATCGACACACTGGATGTTCATGGTCGCATCGATGTGAGTAGTGAACACGGTGTGTTGGTTAGGTGCGGTCTCGGGACCCTGTTCCTTCAGGTACTCGCCCGAAAGCAGGACCGAACGGAAACTTCCCCAGTTCAAGAAGTAGATGGGGTAGCCCTCACCGTCGGCGTTAGTCACACCATCGAGGTATGGAACGTAGGTGACAGGCACACCACGGAAGTTCACGCCACCCGCTTCGTGACCAACATCACGGGTTACAACTGCGTCGTTGAGGCGATATGAAATTGCTTCAAGACCAGCAACCGTGTCATATCCAGCGTAGATACCCCACTTGTCGGGGGTCGGGTTGTACGATGGGTACTGGGCATTCGGAATGGGCTTGAAGTTACACTTGGTGTAGGCAGCCTTCATGCACTGAAGAACTGTCAAGTTGGGGAACTGATTTCCACCCCAATCAGTACCAGTAACACTTCCATCAAGATCCTTTTCGTCGTAGTAGCCGAGGCCGTTCTGCCAACGAGGAACATCGGTCGGACTGATGCCTGCAACCGTAGTTGCACCGTTGTTCGGAAGACCGCCGGTGAAACCGAATGAAGCCTGACCAAGGGTGCCGGGTGCAGTGGCACCCGCGTTGTCAGACACCCAATACTGGACACCGTACATGTTCAGGTCGTTGCCTGCGGGAGGCATGCGCCAGAACTGCTCTTCCATGTGCTCGGTCAAAGAGACCATGGCGTCGTTACGACGGACCTTGACGAGATCGACGATGCGGCGAGGATCGCGGTTCATTGCGATTTCGCGGCGTTCGATTGCGTAGTTGGTGGTCGTGTGTCGCCAAGGAATCTCGGCAGTCGCCATGACATCACCCACGTTCACGGAGTCAACCGCGAAGAGCGAGGTCTGCTTGGCAGCACCACTGTTAGAGGTCATCAGGTTCCACTGAATAGAGGGACCTGCCTCGAAAGTCACAGCACTTTCCTGCATAAGGTTGGAGAGTGCGAGGTAATACTGGAGATCGTGGGAGAGATCGGTGTACCGAAGCTCGCCCAGTTCCTTCTGGGTAGTCTTGATCAGATCGCCCAGATCACTTGCTGAAATAGACATTTGAATTCAACTCCTCAAGGCCAAGCTAGATCAAGCCCTTTTCCTGCATCGCTCGGTGCACTGCTTTCGCTGCCCGTTCTTCGGGCCTTTCGTTGATAGCATTGTTTGTTGCACCACGGCTCACGAATTGACTCTGCCTAGCTTCCACCTTTTCGGTGATAACTTTTTCTCGGGCCTCGACCATCGAGGCACCGAACTCAGATGAAACGGCCTTCTCAAAGAGAGCCGCTTCGGCTGGGACATCCATGCCCGACGCTTTGTAACCGGCACGGAGCACCTCAATGGCACCCTGAACGCGGCCCTTGGCAGACTCGCTGGCGAGGACATCCCCGTATTTCCCAGACTCTGAGTTCCAGATCCCGGAAAACTGATCCGCCTTGCTGGCGGTTTCTTTGGCGGCACTCGCTCGCTGCCGCTCAGTTCTGAGCTGGCTTTCGAGGTTGGCCACCTTGTCTACCAACGCTTTCACGTTGGTTGCGAGATCCTCGTCGATGTAATCTCCGAGGGTCTCCTTCATCTCAATGGGAATGGCAGGCGGGATTTCTTCATCACTTGCGTCATCCACTGAGGAGTTGATACTTGGTGCCGCAGGCACGACCGGTTCTGGCGTGACTGCGGGTTCTGTCGATTCTTCCACCGCTGGCTCGGCAGGGGCGTCAAGCCTTACCGAGTACGGATCTTTATGATCGAACGTCGCTGGAGGCTTTTGATTTCGTTCTTGGGGATTATTTTCAGTCATATCCATACTTGTCCTGCTTTCCCATGGCTTTGAGAATCTTGCGTCTTTGTGCGTGGCTCTCTATCTTCATGGCTCCATCTGGTGTGAATTGAACCTTTCCGCAGCCCAATCCTTCGAGATCCTTCTGCAATCCATCGACTTTATCGGGGTGGGTTCCAAGCGATTCGCTGACCATCGGCCAACCCTTCGAGGTCGAAACCCGGGTCTTGCCTTCTGAATCGTAATCGCGTCTCCACTTGACCCCATCAATCTCGATATGCTCGCCAGTTTGCAGGTGACACATTTCGCTGACAGACATTGTCAGGTCTTGAGTCTCGCCCGTTTCTTCATTTTTATAGCAATACGTTGGCATTTGTCAACCCAATGGGCCTTGCATAGGTCTTGATAAAGCGTCTTCTGCACCCGGCCCCGGTGCACCGCCAGCCAATATCTGCGTCATTGCAGCGTCACGCGACGATCTTGTGCCGCCGGTAGGTATGTTCCGGCGAATGTATTCACGTTGCGTCTTTGGCTGCATTGCGTCAGACGTGGACAGATTAGCAGCATTAACCGCTCCTGTGGGGTCAAGATTACCTCCAACCGGAACAATCAGGTCGGTGATCTCGTGCACTCCTGTCAGCTCCGCCATGTGGCCGACGAACGCAGGAACATCGATCTGCACTCCTTGCTGCTGCATTGCCGGTGCAAGCGGGGCGATGTAGTTCATCATGACCGAACTCAAGGTGTTCGCCCGCTCGGCACTGGTTGTCTCTTGCAGGCTCCCCGGGGTGATGTCAAAGTTCAGATCAAAGAACTCGGACTCTTCCCGCTCCTTTGGTGTCAGCGGGATTTCAACTTCGATCCCGGTTGCCCCAAACTCTTCGACCAGCGTGTAGGTCTTTGTCGGGTCATACCATGCCCACATGCCAATGCTTTCGACGCACTTCTTGGTGAACTGTGTCACCTTGGCCTGCATCTCTTGGATCTTCTGGGAAGAGCTTGCCTTGATCAGTTCTTCCTGACCAAGGGTACTTGCAGAGGCTGCGAGTCCGCCGATGGTGTCAAGGTTGCCGCCCACATAGTTGAACAGGTCTCTGAGCTGAAGAGCGAAGGCAAGACCGCTTTGGTCAATACCTCCGAACTTCAACTCTCTAGTGGCCTCGGGCCTGTCGCTGCGAATCATGTCGCCATCATTGGCTTCGAGAACCCTCTCCCCATCATCCTCAGCCCCGGCTGCGACGATACCGACCACCTTTGATCTGTCGTTCTGACGAACCAGTTTTCTGACAGTCCTGTTCATTGCCTCGCTCAGGTCAATCAAGCTGGCTACCGGAGGCAGCGGCATGATCTGTCCCGGGACATCCCCAAGCGAGAGCATGATGTACGGACCAATTTCCGGGCCGTCCCATTCAACTTCCCTGACCGGGAAGTCGAACATGGGCGTCCCGCCATCATCACACCTGAAGGTGCACACCTTCTTGTCAAACGGGAGGTACAACTCCCAAAGCTCGATGACTGGCTCGGCACGGGTGTCATCGTACATCCCGTTCGTGGACCGAGACAAGGTCAGTGCCTTGGGGTCGCCGTACTCGTTGTAGGGCGTGGACCTAGACTCGGCAGGCGAGTTGCTTCCGAAGTCATAGAGGTCTGATTCCATTGCCATTTCGTATGGGATCAGGAATCTGTTTCCGACAAACTGAAGCGTCTCCCAGCTCTTGGCCCGCATGTCAACCACAAGATCGTCCATGTCGATCGGGTCGGCGAACGGAAGACCAGCGTCATGCAGCACGCCTTGCATGTTGCTTTCGGCCTTGCTTGTCAGGCCAATCTTCATGACGCCCATCGAAAAGATGGCGTCATGCACAACCCTTGTCAGGCTGGACTCGAAGTCCATCTCAGCAAGAATCGCATTGAGCATAAGCTCTGCCTTCTTGGCTACGCTCTTGCCCTGCTTGGATCTTGAGCGAATGTCAACGACTGGAGACTTGGCGGCCAAGTTGCGTCGATAGATGTTGGCCGCAAGCTCAAGGAGGTTGACCGGGTTGGCTTGCCGACTCGAATCAGCGTAGTTGCCCCCAGCGTAAGACTTGAGTGCACGCATACGTCTTTCCCTGAAGGGAGTCATACGCTGACGCGACCACTCGAATGCTGTTCTTAGTCTTTGATAATCGTTATTCATCGCCATCTACCGGCTCCCACAAGACGCTTCTTTTTCTTTTCTTCCCGTCTCCTCCACGCAAGGGACCCCGGAAGCACTTCGTTCTCACGGACTACCGGCGTAAAGCCGGTGCCCATTGCCAAGCAAGCCAGTGCGTCTGCAATCACTCTGTCCCCGTGATTGGACTTGGCACCGCTTTTGTCAGTCGCATTGATCGACAGCGAGTGTTCAACCCCGCCGCTTGAATCGTAAATGAATTCACGGCACTCCATCATCGCCTCTCTCGAATGGTTGATGAAGTCTTCTCCAAACAGACACCGGCGATACCTACCGAGCAACGCCTGTTTGGTGTCCCGGGTAGGTATCCACCCCATAAGCCGGGACGGCGTAAGAGCAATAGTGCCTTCAGCTTTTCGATACCAGATGTTTCTGTGGCCAAGCTCAACGACCGCGTCACCAAAGATTCGGCCCGGGCCTTGTGCTTCCCAACACAAGAGTGCTGGCTGGCCTGTGTCATCACGCAGCCAGTTGGCAATCGCAACCGCATACTTGGCAAGCTGGTCCGGACGCATGTCCGGCACAGCAAACTCTCCAACCTTCTCCCTCGTCTTGTTCTCTGCAATAGAGAGACATGAGTTAGAAGCCCCAGTTCCAGCCGCGATGTCCACCCCAACCACATACTTTCGATCCCTCGGCAGCATGCCAGAAGCATCGGGCTGGAACCAGAGATGGAGTCTGCCCTTGTTGTTTAACTGAAAATCGACGTTCTTGCAATCATGGGAGTATTCCATTTCGCCCCGAACAATCGGGGGCCTCACATGCTTGCGGGAGATTTCATTCAGTCTTTCGTGATCAAAGAAAGCACCAGCTGACCCGGCGAAGTCGATATCAAGCTCTTGTGCAGCCTCAATGGGGCTGGCACATCGAGTCACTTCCTTGTCATACCAAGGAGACCTGAACCGCCCCTTCGGATCGGTGTAACCCCCCGCAGACTTCACGGGGTGGTCGGACCAGTGCATCCTCACCTGCCGAATGCTCTGGTTCTTCGCAACCGTCGCAAAGGCATTCGTGGAACCGCACGGCGTCGATAGGAAAATACGCGAGGGCGTAACATCTCTCGTTGACGATAGTGCTCTGAAATCATCGCCAGAAGCGAACGCCGCAAACTCGTCAAGAAGTACACACGTCCGTCTATCACCACGAGCAACATCGCCGGTCGTTGATTCGCCATCGATGACGCTCCCGTTCGTAAGGTTTCTGATTGTCAGGCTTTTCCGCTCAAACCTTGGCGTCATCCAGATTGGAAGATGCCCAAGCAGTGTGTCTATTTTCCAGAAGAGGGATTTCGGATTGCCTCTGCCATCGACATAACTTTCGTTTCGAGAGACGAGCAGAATCGCCTGATCGGGTTCAAACAGCCAGCGATGCAGTAGAACGGCAAGGCACAGCCAAGACGCACCCACGTCACGGCTCTTTGCGATACAGATATCTTCTCCGTCATTGATAGCCTCCGAGACTGACAGTGCAGCCTTTTTCTGGAATTCATAAAGCGAGAACGGCGTAAGCGGGCACTTGAGCCGTGGGTCATACGTTATTCCAAACGTGCTGATCCAGAATGTAACGTCCCGGCGGCAAAGTTCTTTCACGCATGCCTGAAAGACTTTGTCATCCCTCGCTTCCCTGAGTATCGATCTTCGGTACTTTGCGTTGGCGAGGGCATCAAACGGAGGTATGTCTCTGGTTGCAATCATTGCAACGAGCCTTCCGCAATAGCAATAACCCTGCTGAGCACATCATCAAGATGGTCAAAGGCTTCTTCTTCGTTGGCCGCTTCCTCTAGGTCCTTCTTGTTTGGAATGCACACCTGCTGATAAAGACGCAGGAGACTATCAGGGTTTTTACGGCCAGCAGAAAGCAAAGTCCAAGCGGTCCCAGAAGGGGCACCAGCACGAAGAACTCCCTCATTGCCAAGGTTCTCCATCGCCCACAAGACATCTCTAGGGTCGCCCACTACCGAAAGGGAATCTTCTGACGGCCTTCGATCATCAGAAGAGTTCCCAGTCGGCGTGGATGGTTCCGACGAGGAACCATTTATCACCTGTCGTGTCTCGTCACGAATAATCTCTTCTCGGCTCTTGCGACGGTTGGCCTTTGTCTGCTTGCTCTTCTTGATCATCTCCGACCGATAAGCCTTGATTTGTTCAAGGTGGTCAGGGTCATCGAGACACCCGGTTATCTGGTCTACGATGTCTGCACGTTCGGATGCTGTCAGGCGTTCGCCCGGGGGCAAAGACCTCGCCTCGCTTTCCAGAGATTCAGACTTGTTCTCGGCCCGACACCACAGCTCCTCGTTCTCTTCCTTGAGACGAGCATACCAATCAGCACGAGCTTTTCGACGGGCTGCATCCATGGTAGTTCACACAGAGTCCCGACCAAACGAGTCCCGTTGTCAGTCTAAAGCTAGACGTATGAATATGCAACTTATTGCTTCAAACATCCATGAAAGACCACGACAGTTTGTCTTTGATTTTCTTGAACAACGAGCACATGGTTGGCTGAGAAATCGACTCGTGCAAGCCTATGCCAGTAGCAGTCATTCCAAGGACCTTCATCTGTATGAAGCCCCTCTCTCTTGGCGTAAAGATGTGCCAAGGGAAGTCTATCGATAAAGAGTCTTCACAAGACATATCCAAGGGCAGAGGCTTCGGCCACAGATATTCTCTCGGCTTGCCTCTTGATCTTCTAACGCGAATACCTTGGTCCTTCAGATACCTAGCCATCAGCGGGTCCTTGAACGTACCCAGCCCAAAGGATGCCAGACCCCCGCGACGCTGGTCCCACCGGTCGATTCGCTCGTTGTACATCACGTAGATTTCAGAAAGAAGCTCATGGTGCGACCACTTCGGAAACAGACCGGACAGCCTGCCAGCAAGCCAAAGAGATACAACCAAGCATTCTTCCGGGTCTATGTCCATTGCGTCAGCAGCACCCCAATATCTTGGCCATCCACTTGGCCATCCCCATTCAAGTCAGCTTCGTCTGACCCCCAGTATCCAAACAGAATTCCCAAGTCTGTGCCATCGACATACCCATCATTGTTCAAGTCAGCACGCAAATGGCCAAGAACCTCCCAGCTTACGGTGGTGGACTGGGTGCCCCAAACCACGCCCCGCACAGTCAGGGTGAAACGATTGTCATCGAAGCAGGTTGTCACTTTCAGGCAAGGATGGTCGCTTTGGCGAAGGGTGTAGTCCATGCCATCGATGCTGCAAGACAGGTCGTAATAGTGGTCGTAAGCTAATATCTTGCGGCGGCCGCTGAAGTTGTGGAACGTCACCGATCCGCAATCTTCAAGCATGCACTGGTCTCGGGTGTCAAAGTAGGAGCACTCGATAGAGTACCCATCACTCAAGCACGAACCTTCAGAGTACGTCCCACGATCGACCGGGAACCTATCAACCCTAAACCGGTCAGCAATCAAAGGACAAGACTGGACTGCAAGGGCAGTCATCAGAACCCACATATGAACCCCCCATGCGTCTAGCTTAGGCGGCCCGCCTTAAGCGGGGCCGCCGTTGCGAAGACGCTTAATGGCCTCACTTATCTGCCAGTCCTTGACAGTTGACAAGTGAGACAGTTGCGTAGCCGCATCCTCGGCAGTCAAGTCGCCAAGCTCAAGCATCTGCTTGACCTTGACTGACTTGCGTTCAAGCCAGTTCTTACCAGCCCTCTCAAGCCTATCCCTCAACATGGGAGAGACTGACTTGTCTCCCCAGTCATTCATGATCTGTTTGGTAAATCCCATGAAAAGCACCTTCCGTTAAGGGGACCCCCAGTTTTTGACGAACCGTGGGCCAGAGTGAGGTTCGCTCACCCAAGAGGGTTTCAGGCACCCTGTCTAACCGCCACTTGATCTGCCCGGGTGGGATTCCTAGCTAATGTGACTTTCCACTAGGCGACACGTCGGATCAGTTTTAGGTACGGACTTGTACCACCCATAACGATTCAACGCAAGTTTTGTTTCAGGGTAGACAAGAATATCCCCCCCGTCAGCCGTGCAAGTGATGGGGGATCACTCAGGAAGGTAAGCCGACGAGGGGGAGAGAGAAAAAAGGAGATGCCTGCGGAGAGTAACGGTCACTATTTAAAAAAGCAAGTTTGGATTGGAGGGATATGATTGTTTCGGGCAGGACGCGGGGGGTCGTGGCAAAGCCCACGCACCCCCTTGTCCCGCCCTTCACAGCCGCAGGCTATCCCCCGGCCCCTTCCCCTCCACATCCTCCCCGATCACCGCCTCCAACCAGAGCCGAGCCCCCGCCGGATCGGCCCGGATCATGCCAACGATCGACTGCTCCAACACCCGGACCCCCCGCTCTGAAATCGGCACCCCGTACACGTCCCCGATGGCGTGCAGCGATTCGTGCAACAACGTCGAA